GCTCGCGCTGCCTTGGCCAACTGAGAATCGCCATCAGCCTCAAACTCCTTGGCCGCAGCCTCGTAGTCATCAGCCGTATAGCCCTTCTCGTCCCGATGAGAATTGGTTTCGGTGGCCTTGGATTGCTCCCGGCTCCTGCTCCATTCCTCACGCTCACGCCTCACCGCTTCGCGCTCAGCCTTGAGGGCCTCCTTCTCAGCGTTGATTTGTTCCCAGGACTTCGCCTTTCGGTTCTGTTCCTGAGCGAATTTGCTCTTCTCCTTATCAACCTTCGGCTCGGTCTTTGTCGCCTTCGGTTCCGTCTCTGACTTCGTGCTTACTTCCTTCTCGCCACCATCGAACTCTTTGCTGGCGGTCACCTCATTAGAGGATTCCTGCTCAACCGGAGCTGACTCGTTTGATGTTGGAGTCTGCTCCCTTGGCTGGCTGTCAATATCGACACCGGCATCGTGATCTCTGGCCAACGCGAGTAGGCCATCTGCACTCATTGATTCGTCTGACATATTGTGCTTTTACTCGTTTGCTGGTCCGCACAGACCGGCAACCGCAACTTTGATCCTATGTGTTCGTGGCAGAATCTGGATCATCATCCTGCCCCGTAATTGATTCCTGATCGGCCATCACTTCGATGACCTTCACAAGACTGGCCTGACCCATTGCAAAGCCTGACGAATATTGCAAATGGTTTCTATCAGTTATCGCAGAAGCATTCTGCATAAGCACAGTGTTTAACAGTGCGTCCCTGAATCGTTTGCCAGTATCGCTATTGAAGAAATTATTGAGCGTGATCGCGTCCTCCTTGCGCCAAGGAAGTGGATCGACCCATCGTTGATGCCGCGCAAATGTCCACGCGGTACGGACTCGTGCGAAGAAGCTGATCATTTACTTGCTGGCTTTCTTTCGACCGGCAGCTTGGCGGCGCATGAACTCTGCGGCCCCCAGCTTCTTGCGACCGATATAGGCAGCAAGTGCGCGAGGATCATCGGCCCCCGACCACGTTCTTGGCTTGGTTGGATCTTTCGCCGTGTCGCAATTATGCCGCGCACGGAAGCTCTTGCGCCGTTCCGGGTCCGATTTCTTGATGCTCATGTCGGGATCACCGAATCGCACCTTGATGACCGTACCCTTCGGGTTCTTGACATAAACCGCACTCTTCTTCTTCTCACCCGGAGTGTAGAAGGGCTTGTTCAGAGTGACTTTCTTGCCTTGGTATTCAGCCATATCAAGCCTGTCCTCCCGAGAACAATGGCGAAGCCTGAATATCCTTCAAGCTTTCCGGTTTCTTGGACTTCTGGAACCGAATCTTCGGGGCAACACCCTCTTCGAGTGCCTCCATGATGATCGGTCGCGGTTCATCCGGCAATTTCGGTGCGGTTTGCACCACCACGGTGGTCACGATTGGGTTGTTCATGGCTTTGAATTCACCGCACCAGTCTTCATCTTTCATAGTAGGCCAGCAACTGGGTCTACTACTTGGCGGATACCTGCGGCAGGTCTTATCCGCACTGAAAAACTGGCAGTCTTTGCAAAAATTCATCACATCTGAGGCTGCTGAGCCATCGCCTGAGCTTGTTGCTGCTGCTGACTAGGAAGGAGACCGCTGCTCGTAAGGAATGTTTGGATCTCCTTCCGCAATTTCCGCGCTTCATTGGTCGCCACCTGCTCGTAAGCCTGCAAGAGGCTGTCCAAACGCATCATAAACGCATTCTGTGACGCCGGACTGAACTGCTGACCCTGCTGGATCGCCCCATTCAGGTACTGCATCAGCACCCCAATGCGCCCAGCGTAGTTCTGCCCCGGCTTCGCGGGCACCGGAATACCCACCAACAGCGTCGGGATCGTCTTGGTCTCGTCCTCCAGCTCGTCCTGGGCCTTCTGACCCGGATCACGGATCAATTTCTTGATCAAACTCGGGTCATCCAGCTCCATGATGCTCTTGTCCAACGCCACCTGATCCACCCAGGGCGAGTTCATAAACAACTGCTTACGGCTGATGGCCTGCTGAACCATCATCTGACGGCTCACCATGTCCATTCCACCCTTCGGCTCCAGCTCGTACTGATCATGGAGGGCCACAGGGTCCGCATCCAGCGAGTCCTCCGCAAAGCGGTAGCGCAAACTCTTGGAATCATACTGCACATACAAGCTCCACGCCTGCCGGTACAGCTTGCCCAGAGCCATGCGGAATAGCCGCGCCCGCAAATCCCCGCTCTGCATCGCCTGCGCGTTGATGCTCTGGATCTCGGTCGCCGTCCTGCGATCGCTCCCGCCGCTCATCACGCTGCCCATCGCGTAATCCGGGCTACCGATCCGGTTCTCCGCAATGGCCCGCGTCTGATTCAGCTCCTGATCAAAGCTCACCGGAGGCTGCGGCATCTGCACCGGAGCCACGCCATACGGCAAAATCTGCCCCGGCTGGAACCGCAGATTGATACTATTCGGCAGCTCCCGCTCCGCACGGAACAGCGGGCGGTTATACAGCGTCATCGCGTCATGCTTATGATTCCACATCGCGGTCATGCTCAGCTCGAACGCCGCCAGAATCTCGCACACGCCTCTTGGACTGAACCAGCCCTTGTCCTTGATCTCATACGGGAAGTCCACGAACGGCAACTGGTTATGCTCATACGGCAACTCCATAGGGTCCCGCAGATCAAGATCCACCGCCGCAGGGCTGTAGGTATAAACCTCCCACACCCCGTCATCCCGCTTCCTATAAACCTCCCAAACAATCACGCCATCCGTGTTCGTGGTGTAAGTAATACCCTCGCGCAACTGCTTCGCATCATCCTCGGTCGCCGCCCCCGGAATGTTATCATCCTGCTGCGGGTTCCCACGGATCTTCTCAATCGTCTTCGCATCGCTCTTCCACCCAAGCTGAGCCGCCACCCGCTTGTAAGCCGGAACACTCATCGGCATCACATGCACCGCCCAGTCCGCATCCTGCAAATCCACCGTGTACGCCGGGACCACGAAATACATCGGATCAATCGCCTCGAATCCCACCCGCTTATCACCCGGATTCCAGAAGCACTTCATCACCCCACGCCCGCTCATCAGCGTGTAATCCACCCAGCTCAATACCTCATCAATGAAGTTGGTCTTCTCCCGGATCTTATAATTGAACCAATCCTCGGCCACCTTCGTATACGCATTCAACTGCTGGCGCATCGGCACAAAGCTGGCCACAACATCCATACCCAGAGCTTGCTGGAGGAACAATGGTTTGAGCTTCTCAATCGCCGTATCAATGAGCGGCCAATGCAGATCCGCCGCCTTCGGCCAGGGCTTATTCACACGGCGCAACCCATTGTGGCGTAACTCATACCACCTTGTCTGCCTCAGCTCCCACGGACTGCGTTGGCTCACAGCCTCGACAATCTGGCCCTGCAACGCATTCCGCTGTTTATCGCTCATCATAAAATCGTTGTCCTTTCCTACCCCCCAACATCACATCCAGCAAGCGCAACCCCTTTTTCGCTATGCTCTAGTGGGCCAATCTCATCCTCCAACCTCTCCATCAAACTCCGCCCATCCTCGTTCACCGCCCTCAAATACTCGTCCATCCGCTTCCCACCACCACCACAGAAAGCCAGTACCACCGCATCCGCCCGATCAGGACTATTCACCCCACGCGCCCGCAGCTCATCCTTCCCCTCCAGCGTCAACTTCCCCTTCCCATTAGTCCGCACCTTCCGGCTCACGAACTGCTGGAGTAGTACCTCATCCGTCCCCACCGGTCCCAGATTCACCTTACCCTCCTCCACCATCCGCCCGAACTCAATCCACATCTCCGCCGCACGATTCACAAACTGATCATCACGGATGGCCCGCTCACCAAAGTTCACCCGCCGCACATCCCACCCCTCCGCCCTCAGCGCATCACACATCACCACACCCATTCCACCCACATCCGCATAAATATCCTCAGCCTTCAATTTCCACTTCCTGAACTCCGATATGAACCTACCCACGCTGGCCATCGTGTCCTTATCCCTCCAGCGGACCAGTCCCTTAACCGTGTTACCCTGACGCACCACCATCACGCTCTCATCCCCGCCCGCGCTGAAATCACAACCCGCCGTCAGCCGGTGCCCTTCCAGCTCCTCCTTGGGTGGGCCAGAAACAACCTTCTGCCAATCAGAGGTTTTGACCGCCGTGAGGCTCCCATCATCCTCCATGAACTCCGCGTAGATCATCGACCGGACCAGCGGATGACCCTCGCCCCACCTAGCAAACTGATCATCGATCCACTCCTTCCGAATATGCGGGCAATCAAACGCGGTAACGGTAAAGGTCTGCCACTTACCATCGTTCCGCCTGAATACATCGTAGAAATACCCTGAGCTACCCCCAGGACTGCTCATTAGCAACGTCCTCGTCGGCTGGCACCGCTCCATCGACTGGAAGATCCCGTCCGGCACCGCCTTCGCCTCGTCCACGATATACATCAAATCCCCACTCGGACCCTGCACATGCCAGCCCTCCGCCTTCTCAGGGTTACTCGCCGAGAACCCAATACACCGGCTCACCAACTCCTGACCATCAACCTTCTTCGGATATACATAGCGGATCTCGCCATCCTTGATCGAGAAACCATTCTCCTCTCCTCCCAACCCATTGATCATCTTCCGCAAATGCGGCCACAGAGCGTCGGCCACCTGTCGATACACACCAGCGGTACACACCACCAAGCTCCCCGGCCAGCGGAGCATGTGCCAGATCACCGCACTCGCGGCCACCATACTCGTCTTGCCAGAACCATTCGCCGCTTTCAAAGCTACCTTCGAGTGCTTCTCATTCAAAGCTCCCAACACCTTCTCCTGCCACGCATAGGTATCACGCAGGCCAAGCATCATCTTAGGGAAGTTCTGCAACTGCTGAGCCTCCTCCAAGAGCTTACGCTGCTTCCAAGCAGGGATATGCGAACCCATGCCGAGTGAAGGAGATTTCTTTTTCTTAATTTGCTTGACTGCCATAAAATTGGTTGTGGGAGGGAGAGGGGGTATAAGGTAACAACCACCCCCCACCTGGGTGGTCCCTACCCCCCGTGGTCCTATTGCTACAGCCGCTTATTCGTATACGCTATCCTATTTAGATTGTCCCCCGAATGCTCCAAGTAGATTACCGCTTATTGACAATTCCTTACCACCTTTACCAGTATGTTCTAATGATGCGCGGGCAACGTAGCCTCGAGTGCGCTCGAGCATCCACCCCGCAGACTGCCAGTTCGCCTCTCCACTCATGACCCTTCGTTGAAGGAGCAATTCACCCTGGGCGCGGGCGCGGTCAAGTTCACCCTGAAACTTAGGGTTGGCTGAGATCCACCGATGCCATTGGGTTTGATTGCCCGAAGGGAATCCGCAGAGAATCGCGATGCGGTCAATGGGCATGCCATACCGAGCGGCTTCCATCGCTTCGTTTTTTGTAGCGTCTGACAGGACCATTTTGGTCCCCTTCTCCGGTTTTGCCCTCAGCCTGGGCTTCTCCGCCACAACTACTTCCTTTTCCTTCACCTTGGCCATGCCTTTCACTTTGCGACACAAAGCATGCCTGGGAATTTATTTTCCCTTTTCTGTCGTTTTCCGTTGCAAAGCATCGCATCCCATTGCAATCTACTCCCGTGAGCCGATGATCGGCTCCGTCAAAAACCTATGCGTTCCATCAAAAACCTACTCCAAGCCCTAGCGTTTCTTGCGCTTGCGGCTCTCGTTCTCGGTGCTTTTGCGTTCTGCATTGCGGAACTTCTCATCGGAGGTGTCAATTGACTCGCTTCACTTGCCGAGTTTTCGAAGAGCCTTCGGGTTTTCACTTCTCCTGCGATTCCTTGGATTACTTAGATGCGCGAGGGATGGGATATCCTTCCCGGTCATCGGCTCTTCGGGTTGCTTTTGCTTCGGGATTCACTCATGCGATCCACAAGGGAAAAGCCCGTGCAATCTCCTCCCTTGTTTCCTTGTCTCCCTTGGAGAAAAGGAATCATGCGCGATCAATCAACGGGGGTTCCCTGTGACCAACGGATTTGTAATCCACGAAGACCAGCACCGTGTGATCATCGCGACTGGCTTCTCGAAAGCTTCGGACAACCGGAAAACGGGCGACATGATCCAAATCTGGATCCTTTGCAAAGCCGTTGATCCCGTTGAAGCGATCAAGTCCGGCTTGGACCGGCTCATTTGCGGAAATTGCGTCCACCGTGGCGACGGGACCGGAGGCGAGCGATCATGCTATGTAAATGCTGGCCAAGCTCCGTTGGGCATCTGGAGAGCATGGAAAGCGGGTAAATATCCCACCTTGCAATGGATGGATTGCTTCGCAGGCCGAAAAGTCCGCTTCGGAGCCTATGGTGACCCCACATGGATTCCCCTTCCCCTTGCGCTTGCCATTGCGGGTGTCGCTTCTGGTCACACGGGATACACCCACCAATGGCGCAAGCCTTCCTTGCAAGCTTGGCGTTCCATCCTTATGGCATCCGTTGACTCGGTGGCTGAACTGATCATCGCCCGCAGCATGGGTTGGAGTACTTTCCGAGTAGGTTCCGAAGCTTCGGTGGGTGAATCCCTGTGCGCGTCCGAGAGAGTCGGGACCGCTTGCGCCGATTGCTTGCTTTGCGCCGGAGTCCGTGGGGGAACTCAATCAATCCATATCCCGCCCCACGGGACCGGAAAACGTCACTTCGTGGACATGCCCGCTTTGATCGCTTGAATTTCCCGGTGAGTCCATGGGGGAAACCCCGTGGATTCCACGGGCAATTGATGCCCTCTCAAAATTATGAAAGTTAAAACTCATAACCCCTACCGAATCAGCGCAACCGAAGCCTTGGAAAACGAAGGGTTCAACCCCGATACCCTCGAGGACTTCACCCGCAACGCTATGTGGGAAGCCACATCACCCGCATGTTGCACAGAGGGTTGTGTGGTGGAACCCGACGGGACTTGCTCCCATGGTTGCCCGTCCATTCTCATCGCATTGGGACTTATCTAACCCACACCATGGAAGCGATCAAAACCCGTTTTCTCGGGCCGACGGATACGAAAGGTGCCCGCATCAAAGCAATCTGGAGCAAGGGTAGCTTGACGATCCCCTACCCTTACGAAATGGACCGGCAAGGCGGGCACCAACAAGCGGCCCGATTGCTTTTCTCTCGGGACTTCTCTCGGGACTTCGGTGACAACATAGTGTTTGCGACGGGACACTTGCCCGATGGGACATGTGTCCATGTGATGATATGAAACCCCTCCTTCGTGTCCTAGGTTACCTTGGGCTTTGCCTCCTTTTCACTCTGCTTCTCATTCTGTCGGCCCTAGCGGGTAACTAATCCAAGCCACCCGCCACACCCCGTAGGTTCACCCCTACGGGGTTTTCCTTTGCCCGCAAGGTGTCCATCGCCCGCCCGCTTTCCCTTCATTAGTGGGCCATCCCTTCCTTCGTTCCCCCCCCTACCTTCCGCCAGGTTATTTACATAGCACTCCAGGGTAAGACACCCCATGTCCCACCCCGTTACATCCCCTGCGACCTCTCCGGTATCATCCCGAAATCTGTTTCGGGATCATGCGGCCTCATGGTGCGGTATTCCAGATCTTGCATACGCCATACGGAATTCGGAATTCGGAAACCGGAAATCGGGAATCCCCCTGTGTTCATTGATCCGAATCAGGTTCACAGAAATCTTCATTTCCCTGCATTTTCCCCCTTGACGAGGTGGATGATGGTGCGGTAGGTTGTTCCCCGATATGAAACTCAACGAGATCAAAGAGGCTGTTCTGTCCGGCAAGGTGGTGCATTGGAAGAACCATGGTTACCGAGTGATATATGCTCCCAAGCTCAACGACTTCCTGATCCGGTTCGATTACAACGATGACTGCATCGGACTGACTTGGACCAATGGCGTGACCATGAACGGGGAGGAGAAGGACTTCTTCCTCTCTGAGGAGGTGTCCCTGTGAAGCCCCATTCGATTTCACCCCTCCGACGCACTGAATTCAGAATAGAGAAGGATTCGCAATAACCATGAACTTCGACCATTACACTCTGATATATAAATCCGATTTAGCACATCTAAGGAATCGGGTTAAAGAACTTGAGGTATCTAACAAGGAGCTTCTCGACTCTGTAGATATAAAGCGTTTATACATTACCGATCAAACATCCAAGAAGATGGCTTCTATATTAAAAGCGGGCCATCGAATGGCTGATCGGACGCATTGCTCCTGCGAGAACTTCGGACTCCAGAAGATCTGCTACCGTTGCCGAACGCTGATCGCCGAGTGGAAGGATGTCGCTGGCGAGTAGGCCAATCATCCCCGTTCATCCTCCTCGCGGAACCCTCGGATCACCCATCCGGGGGTTTTCCGTTTCTAGCCCAGCGCACCCCTCGTGCCCTACGTCGAGTCCATTCCACCACTCCGACGCACTGGCGACCCCTCCCAGCTCCAGCAATCCACATCCTCCATCCTCCATCCAACCCGATACTTCGCAATCCAGAATCGGGGGTTCTCAAAAATAGCCGCCGAGCGCGGGGGCGTCTTGAAACGCCCCCAGCAGCGTCTCGGCGTTGCTATTTTTGACTCCCTTTTAAGGGAGTATTAAGACTCCCTTTTAGGGGAGATAGCGGGGGGGGCTGAGAACTTTCTGCTACCGTGATCGGAAGTTCCTTCTGGATACTTGACGGGTGTTCTGGGAGAAGCTACCTTGGTTCTCCCATGAGTTACTTAGACAACGGTTCCACCCTCCGCGCCATGTTCCGCCTGATGCCGCCCATGCGGCACGATGCGGACCCCACTCGATCCGAGGTCGTGACCCACATCCGCGAGAATCTCCGGTGTGAATTGGGCCGTGCGATTCGTGCGTTTGATTCGATGCGCCATCTGAAGAGCGCGGTATTGGTATATGATCGTATTCATAGACAGTGGCGCGGGTGTGATTGGGTTCCTGCTGAGGAAGTTGATAAAGTATCAATGCTATTAGCAATGATCACTGAGATGAAGCGTGATTTATCGTCATTGAGATCGGAGCTTCGCAAGGTGAAGGGCGAGGTTGGTTTACTGCGCCGTCGCAGGGGTGGCAGGAGGACCGATGAAGTGGCCGACTCGGAACCTGAACCCGAGTCCGAGCCCGAACAGCAACAAGCCGCTCCCCCCGAGAAGGAAGCGGCTGATGGAGAGGATTGGTTCAAGGCTATGCGCGACGCCCTCGCTGAGCCCGAGCAAAAGGCTTCGGCTCCTTCAGTTGCGCCCCGGTCATCATCATCGGGTTCCACTGCTCCCACAGAATACCCTTGGGAGAATGCTGAAGATGAAGTGAGTTAGCATCCAGCCTTGATCCCCGCTTGCAGAAGGCCAGTTGGAAGCGTCGAGGCTTTGATTGGCCTACTTCATGTAGAACCGCTATTTCCCGCGCCCAGTTGGCGAGTTCGCTGGATCCGAATCCGGCGTGGGCGAGTTCCATTGTGGTCATGGGCTCTCCGTCCTTGCGCTGCGTCTTGCTGATGTGATGCATCCAGATCCAAGCCACCTTGGTCTGGTGCAGGATGGGCTGGAGTTTGTTGCGGAGGAACACGCTGACTTCGCCCTGATCGCTGAGATCGCCGCCGAAGTAGGAGAAGAGCGGATCCCCGATGATGACATCGAGCTTGGATCGGGTGATGAATCGCTTTGCGTAGGCCAGGAATGGGTCTCCGGTGCGGACGGCCTCGGTGCGGAAGTGAAGGTTCTCTTGAAGGATCGCGATGTCGCTGACGCCCATGTTGAGCCCCTTAACGACGCCTCGGAAGGCTTCCGCGAGGTCGCCCTTGTCGTTCTCGGCTTGCACGATACCGATGCGGAGTGGGCGCACTGGAGTGATGCCGAAGAAGTCTTTGCCTAGAGCCCAGCGGATGACGATCTGCATTATCATGGACGACTTACCGATACCGGTGCCACCGGAGATGATCATGGAGGATCCTCGGGTGAGCCACCGCTTGCCGATGAGGTTATCCGGGTCTTTATCTGGATCGAAGTTGATGAGGTCTTTGACCGTGACGATGGTGGACTGGTCCTCATCGGTCTCACGATCCGTGAGCCATTCTTCCCATGAGTTCGCACCCAGGTTGTTGGCCAACAGCTTCTGCTTCTGATCTCCGCGCCATGCTCCGGGTAGCCGGGAGAAGCGCGATGGATTCTTGTTCTTGGGATCGACGCCGGGGATGCTGCTGTAGATCAGATCCCTGCGGGCATCCCACTCCTTGCGTGACGGTGCATCCACCCGGACCCATGCGTGGATCGACTTGCCACCGCTATCGATGAGTACGCTGATGGGCAGGCCAGAGGAGCGGAGGAGCTG